AGAATACTGATTGTAAAATATGAGATTGTTGGAACTAGAATGTCCGGCAAAGATGGACAGTATTGGATTAATGAAAGTCCCGGTTTGAAATATATTTCAGCAGAGGAGTATATTTCAGTGGAAGAAGAGGAATGAATATGAACATGACACCTAAGAAAGCAGGTTACATTAGTTTCCTAGAACTGATTGCTAAAAAAAGCACCAGTCAAAAAGACAGAGAGTATGCAATTGACCAACTGGTTCAGATGGCCAATGGTGCTACATACAACGGAGAGTGACGGCATGAGTAAAAGACAGTATCATTCACTCAAGACGAGTTGGTATTGTACGGAGTGTGGCGATGAACAAGAGCCATATTTCATCGAGCGAACTCCAGAGTGGGATGACCATGAAGGAGATATGGAGTGGGGTTTATGCCCTGCACATGGTGATTCAAACCGCCTCCGTCAAAGAGTCAAACTACACAAAGAACACATCAAGTATGTTCCTAAGAGTTGGGTCATCCGATGGAAAGCCAACGGTGAGTTTGATTGGTCTGTGTTAGGAGTTGACAAAATGAGTGAAACGCACATAGTCGAATCAGCAGATGGAGAAACCGAATACGAAGTGTTCTGTAAAGAATGCCACCCAGACGGTGAGGTTTGCTGTGACGAATGCTTACATCACAATGGCTTTGATATACCATGCAAAGCGTGTATTGGTGAAGAAGAAGAAGAGTACGATAACCTTTGTTCTGAATGCCAGTCCGAAGTAGATGGATTAGCAGACGACATACATTGGATAGCACATGGAAGGCTGTGATAAGATGCAAGAATTAGTAACCGTTGAACTTTACAAACACGCTCAGTTTAGTGAGCGAGTTGGATTGAAGATGCGGTATAACTTAGACACCTTTCATCACTTGAAAGACAAAATTCCTTTCCCTCGTTATATGTATGACGCTGAAAAGAAACTGTGGAGTATAGACGCTAGCCCAGAGACTATCAATGATGTTTGTGAATTACTTGACAACCTAGGCTACGACACTAGCATCGTCAGAACATACACCAAATCCTTTTCCAAAAACCAGCAAAACAAATCTAACTGTTGGGTAAAAAAGAAGCGTACACGGCTCTATCTTCACTGGCCTTTTATTCGAGACGAAGACCTAAGAAACAAGGTTCGTTTGACTGTAAGAAGTGTGGCAGGTTGGAAGTTTCACGCTGATGATAAGTGTTGGAGTATTCCTATCGCACAGGCTTCTACTCTATACAGTATGCTCGCAGATTTCTACGAGCCTCTAGCCGAAGCCATCCGAACAGATGACTCGGTCAAGGCTGAGATTGAGAGTAGCATCGAGAGAGTAGAACTTAGCAGTGCGGCTGAACTTGACGATGTCAGTCTTGAAAGTATCAACGAAAGACTAGCGGGTAAGTTTCCCGAAGGTCTTGACCTATACCCATTCCAAAAAGTAGCAGTTGCTTTTGCCGAAGCCAGTAAAGGTAGGTGCCTTATCGGAGATGAGATGGGTATTGGTAAGACAATCAGTGCCATAGGTTATGCGGCTATCAATCCGAAAGCCCGACCTGCTTTGGTTGTCTGTCCATCCAATGTCAAATTCAACTGGAAAAAGGAACTGAACAAGTGGTTACCTAATGAGACTGTTCATGTGGTGACTCCTTCTTCCGATATCAAAGCGGCTGATGTCAAGAACATTGCCAAAGAAAAAGGTGCAAAAGAATCCGACTTGAAAACGAGAAAAACGGCTGAGAAGTTTTTGGAGAGCAGAGGTATATTTGCTGACAAATACATACCGGATGTCGATTTCATAATCATCAACTACGATATGATGATGAAGTATAACAAGTCACTTTACTCAAAGATGCTCAAGTTAGTAATTCTTGACGAGAGCCACTACATCAAAAATGTCGGGAGCAAAAAGAATCCTGTTCAAAGAACTACGGCTACTTTAACAATAGCACACGCCAGTCCTAAAGTGATTGCTTTGTCTGGTACTGCCATATCTAGTAGACCAAAAGAGTTCTTCAATACTCTCAATCTCATGAGGCCAAGTCAGTTCAATTCATTTTGGGACTTTGCACAAAGATACTGCGACCCATACAATGACGGGTTTGGTTGGAACTTCAACGGTGCATCTAACATCAAAGAACTCAATGAGCGCACAAGAGACTTGTGTATTCGTAGACTCAAGAGTGAGGTGCTACCCGAACTACCACCGAAGACACGGACTTTCTTCCCTATCGAATTAGATAAAGCGGTAAGAAGCCCATACGATTTCGCTCAAGAAGAATGGGACAGGCAGATTGATTCTTACTATCTAAATGGCCAACCTTTGCCGAAAGGTATCATGCTCACTATGATTAACGACCTGCGACAGATATGCGGTCACATCAAGGTTAATTATGCGGCTGATTGGATTGAACAGTATAGAGAGCAAACAGGTAAGCCGATAGTGGTATTCGCACATCACCGTGAGGTAGTCGAAAGACTGGCCAAGAAAGTGAACGGTAAGATAATATCCGGTGCGACTGATTCAAAGACAAGGCAAGAACTTGTTGACGACTTTCAAGCGGGTAAGATTGGTGTCTTAGTCTGTAATACTATTGCGGCAAAGGAAGGTATCACTCTTACCATGGCTGACACAGTCTTGTTCATCGAAAGAGAATGGACACCGACTGATGAAGAGCAAGCCGAAGACCGTGTATATCGTATTGGACAGGAGAGTCAACATGTACACGCTGTCTACTTGTCATGTGTTGGAACAATTGACGAACACTTTGACAGGGTTGTAGAGCAGAAGCGACAAGTTGTCAAGGCTGTTCTCGACGGTGGTAATGTCCAACAGCGAAAGGGTCTTGTCAGTGAACTAGTTAAGCGATTAAAGAAAGAGCGAGGCTGGAGGTTCAAGTGATGATAGACTTTAGCGAAGTTGGTACAATAGTATTACACGACATCGAGGGCACTAAGTGCGTTCAGTTATTTCCACATGAAGGTAAAACCATTCAAGATATGTTGGAAGTTTTAGACGAAGGGCTAGGAAAAATGAATCATGATAGTTCTTCAATTATCCAAAGAGGTATTCTACTTGACCGTGAAGAGTATAAAATCAAGCGGAGTACACCGATTCCATGCGTTTTTCTGTTCGATTGAGCGCAGATTCACTATATAAAGAACCAACAAAGGATAGGTAGCGAACAAAAAACCAGCAAAACAAATGGTAAAAAATATAAAGAGAAACAAGGAGGAACAAAATATGACAGAAGTAGTATTGATAGGCAAGATAACACAGAGCACACAGAATTTGGTAGAAGTCGAATACCCAACCGTAACGGGCGTTCACACTATTAGGCTGACAAGGACAATGATAGCACGATTCGAGCGCATCGAAGGTGGCAGAGTTGCACTGTTAGTAAGACCGGATGACGGAACAGTAAGAGGCGCACACATCGCCAAGATAGTTCAAGGCGACTGGGCACCACTTCATGTGACTCAAGAACACATTGACATAGTGACTGCTATGGAGATGCACGAAGATATACCGGTAACTACACAAGCAGAAGAATCAGATGATGTACCTGTATGGTCTTCGCCACAAGAAGCACCGACTATTACATTAGTAGACGAGGACAGTGGCACTGAAACGGTGGTCATGCCAGATGGCCCATTCGATGAAATGCTGTTTAGTGGCGGAAGAAAGAAGAAAGACACAATCAACTGGGACTTTGAACCTGTAAGAAAACCTGCTTTCGTAGTTCATGAAGAGGGTCAAGAAGGCGCTACTGTTGCTAGAGTAAATAACGAAGCAGGTGAGCCAATTGCTTACCACATCTTCAATCCACTCTACCAAAGTAACAAGCGACCTGCTGGTGCTTACTTGGGAACATTCAGTCCGACATACTATCCTATGCCTTATCGAAAAGGATATGGCCCAATATTGGATATGGCCGCTGAGAAAGGTTGGCCAGCACAAGTTATTGCATGGAATGAAGGTAAGGCATCTGCCATGTTTGTAGACGCTACCAGTAATGTAGATTGGGAAAAGGCCACCTCTCACTTAGGAGACAAGTGGACAAGGAGAGGCTTCCGTAACCAAGGCGACTATCGTATTGGCTTTGCTATCTACAACAGCCTCGATGGTTCATCAGCGTTCAAAGTTCAAGCAGTTGCTGAAAGACTACAGTGTTCAAACGGACAGGTGTTGGGCGACAGTGCCACCATTGTCAACCTTAAACACACAACCAATGCACTAGGTAACTATGACTTTGAAGGCTTGGCTGAAAAGATAATGGAAGTACTAGAAGTAGCGGCTCAAGAAATCATCGTAGCCGAGTCAATGAAAGATATACAAATCAATAGAGATGTCTTTGAAAAACTAATGACCGTTTGCCAAAGAAAGAAACTAATCACTAAGCCGGTTGTCAAGAGAGACGACGCAGGTAATGTTACTGGATTGAGCAGAGGTTACATGTGGAGACTCATGGGACAAGGTTGGACTAACCCAAGCGAGCCTTGGGTAGCAGTCAGCCCTAAAGACCAAGGAACTCTATATCAAGTCATGAACATATTGACGGGTGCTATCACTCACAAGCCAGAGTGGACAGACGGTAAGGGAACTAACCTGAAAGGTTCTACGCTCAACTACAATACTATGACTGACAGATTACAGACAGTTCACAAAGTGCTTGGCGATATTACAAGAAAGAGTATTGACGGAGTATCTATCGAAAAGCAACTTGAGAACATACCAATGTTCAGTCAAATCCTATACTGAGGTAATCACATGAACGAAGAAACACCAGAAGAAGCCGTGAAACTAATACTAGAACGGTTGAGAGAAGGAGGGCTTTGGCAACCGCACGGCTTAGGATTATCTTATGTCAAAGAAAGTGGTAATCAAGTTACCTTGACAGCACAAGAAAATACTCCCATGAGTGCCCAAGCGAGGATACGAATGAGGCTGTTGCTGGAGGATGTCGGATGGAAAGTAGACGAAACTACTTGTCAACTTGTTGAAGTAGAACATTTAACTCCAGAGCAAAAGCACATCAAAGAAATGCAGATGCGACAAGAGTTGGCACAGAGTTGGAAATGTTCTTGTGGTACACCGCTGTCGGCTTTTCCACTTGAGGAAGGTGTATGGAAACACGAAGGTCAACAAGATATGATGTTACCTAACGGTGAGACTGAAATGGTAGAACAGTGGCATGTCTTGATAACTTGCCCTACTTGTGATGCAGAAATACCCACCGACCCTTATGACTACGGTTTGCTCGCTGGCGACGACGAAGCAATGCTAACTTACAAAACCGACAAAATAGTTTACACTGCCATTGATAGACCTACGATTATCGACATGATAGATAGCAAAGTAGGTGACTCCTTGTTAATACTTGGAACATTCTGTCCGTTCAACGGTGATTTGTTACCTCCTCATGTAAGAGGTGCTGTAGTCACATTCAAAGAAATAGAAAGGAGTGAAGAAGAATGAAAAGAGAATATAAATTTGCAGGGCTTTTTACAATTGAGCAAGTAAGAAGGATAGAAGAATTATTTATGTTATTTGAGGAGGAGGAGAAATGAGAATCGAAATGTTACAAGCAGTAGACGGCGATTCCTTACCGTTTATCAGAGCACTCGTAGTGAACAAAAATGATGCCAGTAAACCCTGTGAAAATTGCGGGAAGCGTTCTTATACTCACAAACTACTCGCTAAAGAAGACACTGATTGGTGTTTGAATTGTAACGATGAATACTATAGGAAGGGTTGGTCGGAAATGAAAATGGGTCTGTGGTGCATGGAACAGATGACCAAAGGTATGGCTATTGCAGTAGTAACCGAAGAATCAGAGGAATAGATATGGGATATTTTGAAAAAGCAATTGTTGGACTGCTAAGTATAGCAATAGCGCACATAGACAACGGTGACATAGACAAAGCAAGAGCCACGATGTTAGGACTCATAGATTCATTAGAAGGACAGGTGGAAGCATGAACATATTTGTACTAGACGAAGACCCAGCGCAAGCCGCTAGATACCTAGACGATGTTAGACTACCCAAGATGTGTGTGGAGTCAGCACAGATGATGGCATCAGCCCTGCGTAGGCATGGTGCTACTGATGAGCAGATGCCTCTAACTAAGAAAGGAACACCTTACATTGGTGGCTACAAGCATCACCCATGCACAGTATGGGCTGGCGACAGTCGCTGTAATTTCGTATGGCTTGCTTTACACGCAATTGAACAATGCAAGGAATACACTCGAAGGTTCGGTAAAGAACACGCTTGTTCTGGTCCAATCAATCACATGGCTCGAATGTATAGCACTGTTAAATTTGAGGAAGAATACATGACACCATTTGCACAGGCTATGCCAGACGAATACAAGTCCGATGACGATGTGGTCAAAGCCTACAGGTCTTACTACAAGTCTAAGGAATACAGCAAAGGTGGTGTTCGATACATCCGAGCAGATGTTCCTACTTGGTGGGAGGTGACGGCATGATTATGATGAAGTGTAATATTGTTGATTGTCGTGTTAAGACTTTCATTGTTGGTAATTGGGAGGATGAAGTATGGGAATACGAAGAGTCATCAGCATGGTCTATGTTGAAAAACAACTGTTGTCCGGGGTGCGGAGAAGAAAGCGTGGAGGTGACGGCATGAATTGGGCTATACACAGGGCGTATTACATTGACCTACTCAAGAAGGGTTGGCCTCTCAAGAAGGCTTATGATGAAGCAATTAGACTAAGCGTGGAGGTGACGGCGTGATTAGGTGCTATGGAATTGCATACGGCAAAGACGACTTTTTGCATGTTGATGTTTCTAAAACTGAAAGAGGGGCGAAGATGTATGCAACTCGTAATGGCTACACTAAAGTCACAATTAGGGTAGGCTATCACGCTGAAATAATTGCTGAAAAGGTAAATGGTAAGTGGCAAAGCGTGGAGGTGACGGCATGAATGGAAAAGATGTAGTTTGGAGTAAAGAGATGAAGGACATGGCAGTTTATTGTATGACAAGTAGCACTGCAATTGAAAGTATAGGACATTACTTAGTTGAATACATTGCACGAGAGGATGCATCAGTTTGCATCCATAATACATGGCGACCGTCTCAGAAGGAAATAGACATTTACAATACAGCGTTGACTAAAGCAATTCAAAAATCGAAGCACTTCAAAGACATAAAGAAGTTTTTACAAACGGCTTCTGATTACTACGGATACAGCGATTACTTTCATTCTTTGGTTAAATGGCTAAAGGAAAAATATGACTTGGAGGTGACAGCGTGAGTTGCGATTGTGATTGGGAAAGACTCAACATAAATCCCGTAGGCTACACTTCTACAGGTAGAGAGCAACACGAATGGTATTGTTCATTCTGTAAGAGTAGAAGAGTATCTTCTAAATACCCTTACAAGCGAAGCGTGGAGGTGACGGAGTAATGGCACACATCAAATCTATGAGTGAAACCGCCAAGAAATATATCGACATCATCATGAGCGACGGTAAGGTTCGTAATGCTGGGCAGATACTTGACGCATTATATGAAAGTAGAAAACGAAGTTCTAACAGATACATACCAACGAAAGGTGAATTGAAAGATTACATGCAAAGGAACTATTCAAGTGAGGTCAGAAGGGAAAGGCATCCTTTGGCACTGCCTAATATGAGAAACAAAAGACACCCAGTTACATATTATTGGAAGGAGGATTAACATGACATTAACTAAGATTATCGAATACAGAATACATTACGGAGAAGACGGAGAATCACGCGACACACTCCTTTACGAGGGAAAGGACTGGCGAAATTGGAAACAACACATTGGCGAAGAAGGAGTCCAATGGATTGAGAGAGTAGAAGACCAGATTTGTGATTGCAACGGTGTTGTTCATACTGATTACGAAATACTGTGGGAGTCTGACGAATGTCTCAGAGCAGAGGGTAGATGCAGAGCATGCACAGAGTGGTCCGATGGGGAAGAAGAATACGACGACATGTGTGCTGAGTGTCAATCGGAAGTAGATGGATTAGCAGACGACATATACTGGATAGCACACGGTGAGTTGTAATGGCGAGAGGATTCGAGCAGACGATTCGCTGGCGAGTGCCATGCACTTCTGTCAGATGGCGAGGCAAGGCCGAGGTAGTCATGAGTGTGGCTGACCCGATTAGCAACAGCCCTGCTATGATTGACATCAGAACTAGAAGAACAATCGAACATCACAAAGGTGAAGGCTTTACGAAAGAGGGCGTAAGGCTGACACAGGAAGATGCAATGAGTCTAGCCAAAGCATTACTACACACCCTCGAAGAACTGAGGGAAACAGATGCCGTTTGACTGCCCCGTATGTGGTAAATACGCACCCGGCGGTCGGAGGTTTTGTAGTAAGCCTTGTAGTAAAAAGGTCAAGCGAATGTGTAGGCGAATAGGTTGCACAGAAACTTGGCATGCTACTGAGCAGAACCGTAAAAGATATTGTAGAAACTGTATACCTCAGTCTTATCCTAATCCTATTTACCCCTACAAACTCAACAAACAGTGCGTTCATTGTGGTGAAAGATTTACAGTAGAAATACATAATGAAGAAGAAAGAACAAGTAAAACTACTTGTGAGTCTTGTAGTAAAGTCTTTAATTCAAGAGCATGGAAATGTATGAGGCTACTTGCAGAAAGTGGAATATCCTCTACTCAACTTAACAAGATGGATATAGAAACCATAAATTGGTTTTATGAAGAACTGAGGGAAACAGATGCTATTGGCTGAGGCGGCAAACATTTCTGAGAGTCTCAGGAAACTGTATAGGAACTACATGACTGATGCAGAGAATCGGTCTACCCACTTCCGTCACTCGATAGAAATTATCAGAGAAGCGGTTAACAATGCGCTGGATGACTTAGGTGAATTGATTGAGATATTCTATCCTAAGCATTCACGCTACCCTAGGCAGTTCATTTCCTTTAGAGAGTTGAGAGATGATGTCTGTAAGAAGTTATCAATCTCTCCCCTAGTATGGGATGAGTCCTTTGCAGGTAAACCAATGGTGCCCCTGCTGTCGTTAGAGTCGCCTGAATATGGAGGGGAAGGGATGACAGTCAAGCAGGCACTCAATCTTATGGCTCGTGTAAGAGATGTGGGCTTTCTCGAAATTGCCAGCAAAATGCATGAGAAAGAAGCCCTACTCTTTTGGTCAAGAGCAACCGGTGAAAGGCCAATGATGCCTATCGCTAGATTCTTGCAGATGGTTACTTACCTTACTGACGGTCATGCTCAGAGTCTACAGTCAATCAGACAGATGATGGAAACCATGCAGCCTGCTGAGATTATTCAGAAGTTGTTTGGTGATGGTATGACTGACATGGAGGTGAGAACCATGCAACCCGGACAGGCTTTCAGTGGTCCTATCTATCGAGCATGGGACAAACTAATAGCACCTAGTAATGCATACGCTGAGGTTATCAGTCATCCTCGTAGATACCTACACATCACTGAGTTCCCCAAGGGACAGTTCAAAGGAGTTCTCTACAACAGAGACCGGCAGGTCATTGGTAAGACTGGTAACCTACCTCTTGAGCAAGAAGGTATATTTGAAGTAGAAGCAGAAGGTGTAGAGATAAAGTCAGTCAATGACATCATGGCACTCGGTAATGATTGGGACATCTACAAGTTAGATTACACAGACAGAGTATCCTTCCTTGAAAGGCTCAACTTATCAGTGCCACTCAAGACAGGTAAAGTCATCGAACCTTCTTCGGATATCAGCCAAATGCTTGAGATTCTGGAGGACAGTGAAAGACTGAGGTTGATTTCCACTGGACCCTTCTCCATCGGAGGAGAAGGGGGTTGGCTAGTTCTCAAGGATGCTTTCCATGTTCATCTGTTAGTAAACGCTATCATGAGAGATGAGGAATACAATGTTCACATTCGAGTATCATCATTAGATGGATACGAAATATACGAGGTTGGGCAGATGAAACTAAAGACCAATGTGGCTCAGCATGTAAGGCAGCGCCTAGCCCAACAAGGGGTTCTTGTTGGAATGAACTGGTTGCCTGTAGATGAATACGCAATTGTGATTACCATGGAAATAAATGAGTTTGATTTGAGCGCTTTATCGATTAAGAATTGTAAGGTCGAATATGTTGATGACAATCTTGGCTATAGTGATGTCTCACAACTGACAGATTTGATAGAAATGGGGGCATAATTTGACTTCTTTTATAAAGGTCCTAAGTAGGTATGGTGTGATTCTATGACATTGAGAGAGAAGTATAGGCCGTCTACAGTGACAGATTTGGTTGGATGTAAAGAATTTACTGAGCCGGCCCAGACTTGGACACTTGAGTCTTGCCCGCCGAACTTGCTAATTGCTGGACCTCCCGGTGTAGGTAAGACTAGTGCTGCCTACGCTTTAGCAAGAGACTTGCTGGGCGAATACTTTGACCCAATGAATTTCATCGTAACCAATGCAAGTGATGACAGGGGGATAGATTACATTCGTTCCCTTAAGATGATGAGCAAGCAGAAGGGAATTGGTGTAAGTCGTAGAATCATATTTCTCGACGAGGCTGACAACTTTACAGCCCCTGCCCAAAAAGCACTTAGACAGATTATGGAAGAGAGTTACAAGACTACCATATTCATACTCACTGCTAATGATGTGTCAGCGATACACCGAGCGATACTTGACAGATGTGTCAAGTATTCATTCAAGGGTATAGACCCAGAGGATAATGAGCGCCTCGCAATGATAATTGAACAGGAAGGAATGCCACAAGAATGGATGGCAAACCTTCCACACCTAATCAAATTCACAGGCGGAAGCCTAAGACAGGCCATCGACATACTTGATAGCCTTCCAAGAGAGTCGGATGCACTCATCAAAAGCATCAAACGAGATACACAATATCTCAACAAAGCGGCTGTCAATCTTCTAGGAGGAGACTTCTCGAAGGTGACTGCTTATCTGGCACAGGCTCTTGAGGCTGGTCAGTCAAGACTGGGACTTCTCAAGGGTCTTAGGTATCGTGCCAAACCACTCATGGGGAGTGACGAAGAATGGCACAATTTCATGCTCACATATGGCGAGTTCGTCATACTGGCCACTCAGTGGCCCGATGATGACTTGGCGTTTGTCGAGTATTTTATAGCAAAAATGAAAAACAATATGGAGAAATAAATATGAGCGAAAGTAATGAAAAGAAATGGCCAGAAGATGTTCTGGAGAGATTGACCGGATACGGTGAAAGAGTAGGTAAGAAAGTAGGCGAAGTTGTGAATGAGTTCACTGCTTGGCTAAAGGCTGAATACAGTGTGGACAACCCATTGTCAGAGGACCCTTTCTATCTGACTCAGTGGAGTGAGCAGTTTGTAATAGAGACTAGAAACTTGGGCGGCTCAAGCGGCGGTGGTCGTGAGACGGTTACCTTTGTCGGTATGTTCATCGGAGCCGAAACAGAGAACAGAGACCAAAGAGCAAATGTCATGGAAAGGGCTATGAGTGTATTCAAGTCCAACCGTGGTAGAGCAGTTGACGAAGGACACATTGGTATTGTTACTGCTAAGGGCGGAGAGTGGCATGTCAATGGTCAGCCCAGCGGCGAAAGATTACAGGGTAGTGATTTACCTTGGTTCGCATTTGAGCACAACGATGAGATACTCTGTTTGTTGAACAAGCAAAACGACAGTCCTAAGCCCATCGCACCTACCAGTATCAGTAGGACAATCTATTTCCTAGGTTCCGCTGAGGATAGTAATGAGATTAAGAAGTGGCGTGTGAATGTCACAGGCAACAACATGGATGCTCCCTACAAGCAGTGGACCGCTTGTAAGATTCAAGTAATCGAACCGAAAGAAGATAGAGATACTCTTTACACTAACAGAGACTTTGTTGAAAAGGTAGAGTATACAGACAAGTGGCTACCAGAAACATTACGCAGAGCGTTCTCAGCAGAGCGCTTACTAACAGATGATAACATGCACAGCGAGTATGTTGACTTGGCTGATTTACTTGAGGCACATGGTGAGAGGAAAGTGATTGGTGCAAACGGAACTACTTACAATCCTGTAGTGATTACTAAAGGCTACATCAGCCTACTCAACAAAGAACCATCAGAAAGCACAGTAGACCCTACAGGTAGAAGTTACAGATTGAACATCACCAATCTAGGGTTGCAGTCAAGATATGGTAGAGACAGTTTTGCTTCTAGTGTAACTGTATGGATTCCGGGTAGGATGCATGACGAAGGTCATCCGTTTGAATATGAGTTAGATGGCATCGAAGGCAACTGGACTCCTTACGCAGAGAAGACGCAAGTAATCATAGTGGGTCGATTGAGAATAAGACCATACAAGGATGAGATGTTACCAAGTATAGGTGCACTGGGCATCTATGTTCCACACAAAACAGCCAGACCGTCTGGTGGGACTGGTAACACTAATCTAAATCAGTTCGGAGGTGACCTAGAATGAGTGGTTGGGGAGCATTAGCAGAAGGTAACAATCAGACAGGTTTGTCAGATATCGAGCAAGTAGTTGAAAAGGTCATGGAAGATTCCGCCCCTGCCCAGCCAAAACCTCAGCAACCTATCACATCATCCGAGTTTGTCAGCAGTTTCCCTGACATAGAGGCGGAGATGAATGCTCAATCAGACAATCCCATAATATCACCTAGTAGCATTTTCTGTGGTGTAGTTGGACACGAGGGGACTGGTAAAAGTGGTGTTGTATTTGACGCACACTTCAATCGTTATCCTGATGGTCTGATGATGGCCATAGACTTCGACAATGGAGCACTATCATGCAAGCAGGCTCACTATAGAGAGAGTAACAATGTTAGGATATTCAGTCCTTGGGTCATGCAAATGGAAGACAGGACCGCTTACAACTACTTACTTACATTCCAACGAGTTATGGACTTAGGTCGCTACGCTATTGAGTATGCACAAAGACAACAACATGCAAGTTTCGACGGACCAATGCTGAAAACATTCTTTGTCACTGGTGTAGACCAGTTCGATGCAATGTGTATTGATTGCATGAAGATTTATGATTTAGACATGGATGCGAAAGACGCTATCGAGGCAAGTCACTCAAAGTTGAACCAAGAGGTTGGTTGGAACTGGAACATTCGTGCTACACGATTCAAGCAACTCACAGGTATCTGTAGGAAATTGAACGCTTTGGGTGTAGATGTTTATTGGGAAAGCCATCTGAAAGAAGACAAGGATAGCCAACCGGAATTTGAAGGATGGAAGTTCGCATGGCACGCAAGCGCTAACAAGGACCTGTGGCAGATTATCTGGTGCAAGGGTAAGAAGGTTAGAGACAATGACGGTTCGACTACCGGGGAGATACGACACACTGCTACTTTCTTCAAGTCCAAGTTGAATCCAAATCTAAAGCACCAAGAGAGACTTTACTTTGTGACCAACACGGGAGAAGATGCCAAGTGGTATGGGCTTCCCGAACTAAGAGACGGAGCGATTGGAGGAGTTCAGTGATTATTCTCATGGGGGTTTATCAGGTAATAACGGGAAAATTTTCACAACCCTTGAGATAGTGTCCGTAGGTTTGCTTTTTGGTGTATTTTCCTTTTTCAGCACGAACTCGTTTCCCCCGCCTTTTACAGGTGATAAGTATGGTAGATTTTACAGTAAGTAGAGAGACATTCAATAACTTCCTTGGTAGTTTTGGTAAAGACTTAGGTGACTTGGTTATCAAAGTTACAGGTCAAGGTATAACAGCGTCTGTGGGTCAACAGACTCACTACATAAGAAGAAAGATAGATTGCGGAACTGGACAGGCAGGTAATATTTACATCAGTGATATACCCAAACTCAAATCATTTATCACTACGGCGAAGAGTGCTGACCTGAATATCATCCAAAGCGCTAAAACTGGCACACTACATGTTCAATGTGATAAGGCTAGTCTACAATTACCCACATCTTCTTACATCAGGTCGCAAGAAATGGTCGGATTGATAGAGAAGTTGATTCGTCAATCAGAGGATAGTATGTGGCAAAAGTGGGCTAACTTATCTCTGAACTACCACGCTAGAGTTACAGCCGAATCCTTGAAACCAGCAACGGGATTCAAGAAAGTCTTAGGTGACAAGTATTCCTGTAAGACTGAATTTGACCCGCAAGGCCAAGAGTTAGTCATACGAGGGGGTAAGTCGGCAACTGGTAAAATGTTCGTGCGGGCTCCTCTGAGTGACATCGCTTCGCCTGAGATTTCCGCAAGGTCAGCATTTGACAAGTGGTTACCAGAGTTATTGTCCAATCTACCTAACGGTGAGTTGAACCTGTATACAGGGGATGAAACGGTGCTTGTGTTAGAGCAGCCGTCTACTCACTTCCTAATGGTGGTAATGGACCAAGAATATGAAGAGGACTGAATATGATAATTGATACATTTCGACCAGACCCCACAGGCCCCGACCACATCTACAAGAGGTGGCGTGATGCTGAGGGTAATCTGATTGAGGAAACAGTTACGGACTTTGAACCGTATTTCTGGATTAAGGCTTCTACTCCAAAGCGAGTAATTGAGCGAGTCTTGAACAGATATCCCGGCTCCTATGTAGACGAGGCAGACACAGCAGAAGCGCTGAGAACTGGTGACTCACTAATCAAAATTTACGCATATCGTAACAGTGACATCAGAGACATGGCGAGAGAGTTTGGCTTCACATGGGAGGCTGACCTCAGTCTGGTCGATAGGTATCTCATTGACAACATATTAGAGATGCCCGAATGGAAACCAAGAGTGTGGCACTTTGACCTTGAGTGGGACCCGAAGACAGATGAAACGACTGTCATGGCTGTCGTCGATTCCTACAACAATCGGAAAGTGGCCTTCTGTTGGATGAAGGACAACCCTACAGGTCTCTATGAGATGGACAAATACATTGAAGAGAAAGAGGTAGAATACACTGTGAACGATACACCTGTCAAATTTACTTATGAGAGACATCTGTATGGCTCAGAAGAGGACATGCACACTGCTTTCCTCAACTACATGAAAGAATGTAACCCAGATGTATTTGTAGCCCATGCTATCATGTGGGCTGACCTACCTCATCTGGTTAGAAGATTATCTGACCACAGGAAACTCAGCCCTCTTGGTAGAGTCATCAGGCCAAGACAAGATGGCTCATATGATTATGTAGCACAACCTATCATAGGAAGACTATGCTTTGATACAGCCGCCCCTCTGAGAAGTGGTAGTGGCTTTGAGCGTGTATGGAAAGACAGTGGTAAGCCTCAGTTAAAAAATCTCAAACTAGACACTATAGCCAGCACGCTGGGATATGGCGGTAAGTTTGACATGGATGTATTCACTGGTTGGACTGAAAGGTTTGATGACTATGTTGACTACTGTATGCAAGATACTATACTTCTCAAAAAAATAGATGAGGAAAACCATGTCCTCAACTTCTTTATGTCTCTACAGAGAATCTGTGGAGTATCATTCCCATCGTGTCACAATGTGACAAGATTCGCTAGAGGGCTTCTCAGCAGAAGAACTCACTGGAAAGCGCCGACTCGCTCTCGGCAAGAGAAGCAAGAGTATGAAGGTGCTTTCATTCCACCTCCCAAGCCCGGTAGATATGAGGGTGTGGCTTGTGTAGATTACAAGGGTCTGTATCCAAGTATCATACTAAGCCATAATCTATCTTGGGAGACCCAAGTTCCAAACCATCGCAAAAATGAAGCCAATGTTAGAGAACTACCTGACGGCACATGCTGGATACAAGGCACAGACGCATTACTTCCTAAGATTGTCAATGAGATGTTTGACCTTCGTGACATGTATAAGAAGAAAATGCGAGACGCCCTTTCTGAAAATGAGAGAAACGGATGGAATACATTGCAGTTAGCAGTAAAGCGTGTAATGGCTTCTTTCTATGGTATGACTGCTAGCGCTTATTGGGGATGGTCTGATTTCGATATAGCCAGTGCTATCACAGCCTGTGGTCGAAGAGCAATCAAGGCTCTCATGGAAGAGTCAGAAAAGGCTGGTTACAAGTCATTGTATGGTCACACCGATTCAGCATTTGTTCAGGTGCCGTTTGATGAAGCACCTGCTTTGGCTAAACATCTAACTGAGACCATACAGCGTGACCATGAAGCAAGTCATCTGATTGTAGAGTTCGAGGCTTACATGCCTTACTGGATTGTCGGTGGTAAGAACCTATACTATGGTATATGCTCTTGGCCACCAGAAGATGAAGGCAAGAAGAAATCAGCAAGGTGGGGTAAAATCAGCACCCTTGCTCCAATTTCTAAAAACTTAGAAAACGATGTATTGACAGCGATATGCAGCGGTGCCAGTGAGGATGAGGTCATCGGCATGATTAGGCCTATATCTAAGAGAATCAGACGAGGGGATGTTGAGTTGTCAGAAATAGCCAGCACCACAAGACTACAGAAGTCCCTTGGTGCATATTCGTCATCGACAGGTGGTGCTGTAAAAGGTGCAAGATACTTCAATCAACATCTGGCTACTACAGACAAATTCGGTGAAGGAGACAGTGTAAACTGGGTTTATGTTATCAAGACACCTGACCACTTACCACCCACTGATGTGGTAGTATATCAGAAAGAAACAGACCTACAGGGATTCGATTTAGACTATGATAAGATGGTCGATAAATTAGTTAAGCAAAAGATGAAGGGTATCTTTGGCGCTTTGGATTGGAACTTAGAGTTCGCATCTGGTGCCGCACAGCCCAAGAAGTATTGGTGATAAAATGAGTAGAATAGAAGACGAAGTATGTAAGAAGATACAGGGCCGAGCAGAAGTCGGTAAAAGTAAGTATGGAGTTACTATGGAGACTGCGCCCCTATCTAGGCTAGAATGGCTAATTCATGCTCAAGAAGAAGCGATGGACCTAGCGGTCTATTTGCAGAAATTGATTGAAGGAGAGCAAGATGCAATGATGCTGAATCAAATGCTTAATGACATTGACGAACAGAAGCGTAACGAGACATTGAGAGAAGAATGGGAAAAGAAAGAACAATCTTCACCTGACTGGAAAAAGAAATTTAGAAATGTCAAGGGTGCAATATCGTATCACCAGAGGTGGCTCAAAGAGAAGGAGGAATCGGAATGAGTAGAGATTGGGCAGCATACGCTAAATCCACATACCAGTGGGAACCGGGACATGAAAAAATGCTCCGCATCACTAAGTCTAGTCTTACCAGCGACTTTGATTTCTGCCCCAAGCAATATCAATACAAGCGTATTCACCGACTACCAGAGCCTGAGACAACGGCTATGATAAAGGGAACTAATGTTCACAATGCTGTGGAGGCGTTTTATGACAATGCTATGCCCATTGTGCATGAAATGTTCAAACTTATGCAACGAGACAAACGAGAGGAAGCGTTAACTTTGGCCCTTAGTATATTACCAGAAGAAGATTATACTTTGGGCGAAGAACCCATTATAGAAACTCGCATTCGGTGGGACTTAGAGAGACTGTTGTCAGTGGGTCCAGATACTTATCTACCAATCATGAATGAGTTAGAGGTTCATGCTTATGTGGTAGAGGAGTTTGAATTTAATGGAGAAACGCTTGAGATACCTATTCACTATGCAGGAAGCATTGACCGTGGTTTCAGTGAAGAAGATGGTGGAGTGGCCATAATGGAATTGAAAACAGGTAAATGGGTGCAATCTAAAAACAAAGACGACGAGTGGAATGACTCGAAGTTTAAGATGCAGTCGATGAGAACAGAGATGGCTTTCTATCGGTATCTATTAATCAAAGCAGACCACCACCATCAGAATGTAACACACTGGGGATGGGTCTATCCCGCAGGTTCCAGTGCTCAACTAGATACTTACAACAAATACGGATATGAGCAGAGAGCAGTAGATAGGATTGTATATGAAACACTTAATACTAGAACAATCAACACTTACAGAAAAAGGGTTGAAAAACTTAAAACAGCCTTGCTTACGGCTTACATGACAGACGATTTTCCAACTAAGGCTAGTGCAGGTAAGTGTGCATGGTGCTCATTCAAGAGCATCTGCCCAAGTTGGGATGGAAGCGATAACCCACAAGAATACTTAGATGAATATGGAAGTGATAAAGATGAATGAAGATATGATAGGAAGAACAGTAGAGGTGCTTTTGTCACCTCTTGTCGGTAGACCAGTGGATGCTACCTTTACCAAATTAGGCGTTGGTAGATACTATTCACTGGCAATGCAGAAAAGCCTGTATGAGTTTGATGATAGTGACGGTAAAAAGGGTCCTATGTATCTAAACTTGAACAGGATTTTGCTGACTGATTTAGACAAACTTGTTCAGACATTGAGAGAAATAATTGAAGAAGTAAAGAGTGAATAGAATGAAGATAGTATTTGATTTTCCTAGAGAGGTTATGGAACTTAGCACCGAGAAGGGTAAAGGTTTCAGAAAACTTGTCAGGTCAAATCAAGACTTAGAAAGATACTGGGCGGGTAAGAATGGTGTATCAAACGCTTTCATGACAGTTTATGGTTACCGAGGTTTGCAGCAACCGCACAACAAGCGGGTTGATTTGATGACCCCTATAGTTAGGCATTTTGTTATGGATTTTGACCCTAAGAATTTCAGGGAAAGGGATAGGCCAAATGTAGAGATAGAAGAAGCCTTAGAGCAAACTTTGAAACTACATTATTTTCTACTTGAAAGAGACACATCTCACGCTGTTTGGTATAGTGGTGGCGGCTTTCATGTTTGGGTTATGTTAGATAAAGAATACATGCCAAGTGGACCTAATAGTTTGTCATCAATCAAAGAAGCAGGTATGCAAACTGTAAATGATTGGGTTATAGAGATGAACTTGTTTTGTTCTGACCCGGCGGTTCCTTTCGATACTAGTGGCATGATAAGAATACCAAACTCATACAATGCAAAAAGAGGACTATGGTCCATACCATTGTCTACCACTGATATGGAAAGAGGCATAGACCATATCATGGATAAAGCAGAAGATGCTAAAACAGGTATGATATCTTACGGTAATCAAGGTTTAGAACTAACCGTTAGGAAAATAAAAGAAAGAAGTCAGATATTCAACCCTAATTCTACTCCGATTGATTTACCAACGGCTTCAATGGATGGAGTAATTATACTACCTTGTTTGAATTCAGCAGCCTGTAGAATAGGTAGTAACCCTAGTCATGATGCAAGGGTGCAACTTGCTAAATTCTTATCAAAACGGCTGAGATATTTCATGCCCGCTTGGAAGTTGACCGAGGAAAATAAAGCCAAACATACCGAAATCATTGTAGGCTACATTCGCTCACTTCAATGGGCTGACTTCAATGAAAGCACTACCCGATATCAAGTAAGCACAATAATAGGCACGGATTATCCACAGACATGTTCAATGCTTTGGAAAAAGGGTATGTGTTTGGGTAAGTGTAGATACTGGGATGGAACAGGTGCAATAACGGAGGAAGAATAATGTCATTGTATTACTGTGAAATATGCAATAATCGTGTTAGGGCTACAAAGACAATGAGAGACAGATATTCTTCTTATGATGACCCAGTAATCATATGCCAAGTGTGCAGATACAAAAAAATGGTTCCGAGAGAGTTACTGTGCACAAGAGTAATCAGAACCGGTCGTTTATGTAATGGCGTGAGATTTGACAGGAACGGAGACAAATGTGCTCTGTGTAGGAGGAAAGGGTATGAGTAAGTCACCGTTAATCATAGACAGTAATGAAAGAGGACCTTTGCACGATGCAGTTGTAAGGGCTGCTGAAAGACAAGGTTTCCCTATCAAAAAAGAGCACCTACAAGGGATGGGTGATTACAAGGCGGGTAATGCTCACATAGAGTGTAAGAGTCTTTCTGATTTATTCCAATCCAGTCACAGCGGTCATTTGATGAGGCAAATAGAAAACTTAGACGCTAATTGCCAAAGAGTATTTCTCGTCGTGCATGGTGACATAGCGAAGTATGTAGCATTATCAAAGAAACAAGGTAGAAATATATCATATTCCAAGGTCATGAATGAACTTCTAGGCACATTTGCACGAATAATGGCCGACTTCGATTGTCACATTTATCGTGCCAAAGACCATTCAGAAGCGGCTATGTTCATAGCCAAATTACACAGCAAGATGCACAAGCCAGCGAGTAGGCATGGTGCGAGAGCAGTAACAAGAGTGAGCACTAATGATGTAAGGGCTGATATGCTAATAACCATCCCCGGCTTTGGTCCAGATTTAGTAGACAAATTACTCGCTAGATGCGGTTCTATAGAAGAAATGCTCTTCCCAGAATCGTTAAAACAAGTCAGGGGCATGGGAACAACTTTGAGACAGCGGTTGCTTGAAGTCCTAACATCAGAAGAGCCAGTCAGAGTCCAAAAGACATACAACAAGAGAGGGAAATAAAATGATGGAACACAGAGCAGAGAATTACGAATGCGTGCACAAATATCCTATATTGAAAGGTTACCTAGACCATTTCAATCAGGTGAGTAAGAATAATGAAATACCGGGATTACTATCCTTTTTCTTCATATTAGGCCAAGCGTCAGTAGGGAGTGTAAGGATACCAGTGGGAGGGAGTAATCTCGACCCTAGGGTCAGTGTATTTTGGATTCAAGACACTAGAACAGGTAAGTCGGCGTCTTATCAGATAATAGAAAAGGTGCTGAAAGCAGCCGGACTCAAATCCGTTGATTACAACTCTGGTAATGACGCTGCTTTAGTGGGAACGCTTGTTCCAGACCCAGATTCAGAAGACCCAAGAAATCCTGACATGATTGTAAGAGAAGGAATCTTGGGTGGTAGGAAGGGATTGAATTTTGATGAGGGCTCTGTTCTACTCAAAGGCGGTCAACACAATGAGAACACCACTTTATTCTTGCAGTCAGCACTAAATTCTGCTGGGACAGGTCGTAACATACTCACTAAGCACATGGCAAGGGATACATTTAGCGTCAAATCTGAGGTGTCTTTATGGATTACTACATATCCTCCAAAGGGTATCAAAGAGCATGTCTTAGACAAAGGTATATTCCAGCGTGTTCTGACTTATTGGAGGCATTGGACTCTTGATATGAAAAGAGATGTTAATCACGAGTTAGCCCAATCGGTTCACAATAGTCCTGAATTTGAAGTCTCTTTCGACGAAGTATCAGATTTCTTTTCCGAACTTAAGAATAGACTTAGAGATAGAGTATTAGACCTTAGTGGTCTATCTCACTTAGAATGGACAGAAATGCATGACGATGACAAAGAAACTACCGTCATGAGTGTGATGGACAGAATGTTCAAAATAGATTCATCCTATGTTCCTGCTTTGATACTGGCCATAGATGAGTATTACACACTGGTAGAACCTATGGGTCCAGAAAAACAGGGTATATGTGCGTCTTTTATTATGGGCTTGCAGAATTACACTAATGTTTTAGCACATCACATGGCAATGATAGAAGGTGTATGGACAGTTACAGGAGACCACATTGACATGGCTAAAGAGATACTGTTTGACTTATATCAAAATCTAATACAATGGCTTGAGTCAGAAGTCAAAGTCGGCTCTGGCGGTAGTGAGAAGAAGAAGATGGAAGGTCACTGGAAAGATGCTTATAATCGCTGTGAAAGATTTGACTTCGACGACCACAGAGGTGTTAACTGGGTAAAGAAGGCTGAGATGTATAAGGTGTTTGGCAACCTTGCTAATCTAAGTAGTAAGGGCTCGGTGAATGGAAAATACAACGATTATGGTGCTAAGATGTTTAAAGAAACTAGAGAAGGTGTATCAAAGTATGTCAAACTTAGAGATGATTATATCAGTAAATCTAAACAGAACGGAGGAAAACAATAATGTCCTCTATTTGGAACTTTGAATGTATATTCTGCGAATCTAAAATAGGAAAAGACATAGGGGGGTTCTACATAGGAATGCACTGGAAGAACCCTGTATTGGTGTGCGACTGGTGCAAAATGTGTATGGAGGATGTAGTATGTCAACCATGTTAGCCTTAGATATAGAAACAGCAAACTACTCACATGAGATAGGAGGCTGGGGTCACAGTCATTTGTTTGAGCCGACCGTGGTTGCTACATGGGATGGGGAAACGGGAACTGTATATTCAAACGAATCAGTATCTAAATATCTACCCGAAGGCACAATCGTTAAGAAAATGCATCCCAAAATTATTGGCGATGACTTAGCGGAACATGTCGCAAAAGGTGGTATGGTGCTTGGGCACAACCTAAAGGGATTCGATTTACCTATCATCAGAGACGCACTCGATTGTTGGACAGCCGGAGACATAATGGCAAAGTCACAGGAGCAGGTGTTTGACACATCTGTTTTGCTGAAAAACATAGTGGGACACGCAGTGCCCTTATCAGATGCATGTTATCATACCTTGAACAAAGGTAAACTTATGAATAGTCACGATGCGCCTATAGAATGGCGCAAAGGTAATTACAGTAAAGTCGCTGAGTATTGTTTGAAAGATGCTGAACTTGTATATGAACTTTGGAAACACGGAGTTGAAGAGGGGATTGTAAAAGCAAGGTGTAGAAAAACAGGAGATGTCAAAGAATACGAGGTGGACTGGTAATGAACTTTGAGAGGGATATTAATGAGCGAGCAAGAACAAAACATTAGTGCAGTAGTGCACAATATTAGAGCAGCAAAAAGAACCGTTGGAACAGTAAAAACAACACTGGGTCCGATGGGGATGGACAAAATGATGGTAGACTCTGGCGGTAATGTAATAGTTACTAATGACGGTGCTACCATACTACAAGAGTTGGATGCAAGTCATCCTGCCGCTAAAATGGTAGTCGAGGCTGCCAACACGCAGGAGAGTATGTGCTATGATGGCACCACAAGCACTGTTGTATTAGCAGGTGAACTATTAGGTAACAGCGAACTCTTGTTTAACAAAGGGCTACACGCCAATGTAATCTGTAGAGGTTACAGGCAGGCATCTAGGTGGACTACGGAACATCTTGAGACACTCAAAGTAGATGCTAAAGACCATTTACAGAATGTGGCTAAGACTTCAATCACAGGCAAAGCGCTTGAATCTAGCATAGAGCATGTAAGTGCTTTGTGCGTAGAAGCAGTCGAAAAAGCCGGTGGAGAGTTTGACCGAATCCGTGTCCTTTGTCAACCCGGTGGTAGCCTAGATGATTCATCTTGCTTTAGCGGCGTAGTTCTCCATAAGGAGTTTATGTTACCTGCCATGCCTATGAAGCCAAAAGGCAAGGCCTTACTCATCAACACCAGTCTGAGTGACAGTAAAAGCGATGACAATGTGCAACTAAGTTTGGGTTCGGCTGCTGAATACCAGCAATACAAGCGACAAACCGGGCGTGACAACTGGGTCGAAAAAGCGCAACAAATCATCAATATGTTACCAGATGGCGGTATAGTATTTGTTAGAGATAGCGTAAATGAAGTGGTTGCGGCGACAGTGGCGAGACAAGGTATTTCTATGGTCCATAGAGTTCCTGAGAGTGACATGACTGCTTTGTCCAAACTACTCAATACTACAATAGCGCACACTACAGAAGACCTACAAGAGGCTGTAAAGTGCGACGCAGAGTGTAAGACTATCGGCGACATGAAGTATGTCGTAGTCAAGGGCGAAGGAGAAGTTACTACACTTATCCTAAGAGGCGCTACTAAGCAAACTCTCGATGAGACTGAGCGTGGCTTTGAAGACGCACTGGGTGTGGTCTGCTTGGCTTACACCACTTTAGGCGTAGTGCCCGGTGGAGGCTCTGCCTATCTCAATGCAGCCCTCCATCTAAGGCAAAGGGCTGCGGAAGCAGGTGGTAGAGAGCAGATGGCTATCGATGCATTTGCTGAGGCTCTTGAGTCTATACCTGCCACTATCGCTGAGAACGCAGGCCATGACCCACTAGACACTGTATTGACTCTAAGAAATGAACATCAACAAGGTAACAGCGACGCTGGTCCAGACATAGAGAATGGTGGGGCTTGTTCCATGGTAGAAGCCAATGTATGGGAGCCACTTAACTTAGTCAAGCAAGCAGTGCAATCTGCTAGCGAAGTCACCATCAGCATACTAAGGATAGACGATATCGTAGTAAAGCGTGGTGAGTAAATGAAGAGTAAAGGAAAGGCGAAAGCCGCTGTCTGCTACAGGTGTAAACTCAAAATGAAAAGAGTTTACGAAAAAATAAACAGCAAGTTTGTAGGAATCGGTAATAGATGCCGTTCTTGTAATACTATTTTTGTTGATGGTGAATGAATATGAGACTTTGCTCAAAAAGAGGCTGTTTCAATCTAGCCCATAACGGATTTAGATACTGCTTAGCGTGCCTCCGTGGAAAGGAAGAGGAAGAGTAACTACCTTCCTAACTTCTCAGCCATTTGTCTGAGATAGCGAGACAAGCGACCATTGGCCTTCTTGGACAAGGGTTCAGCCTTGCGCTTACGAACACCCTTGAATCCAAGTTGGCCGTGGAACCTTATGTATCCACAGAAGGAACACTCATGCAATACAGCAGGCTCACCTGACAGGTATTTCCCTGAGATTGTCAAAGGCAACGATTTCCTACCACAGTTTTCGCATTTATGCCTAAGCATTTCTACTAGTCTACCCACAACATCAACCCTTGAACAACAGGTGCCAGTCAGCGCTGTCGTAGACAAACCTCGCATATTGGCCGTTGGTTATATCAACAACGGCTGCTGATGCGTTGTTAGTTTTAGCAGTGAACTTAGTATTGAAAGAACCAGAAGTAGATATGTTCCTGACTTCGATAATGTGCCCAGTTGGGAAATCGCCGCTAGGAGTAAGTGTGGCGTGTGCGCTACCGCCGTTTGGGTTGACTAAGAATATATTCTCTTGGTCAAAAGTAAATGATGCATTAGCCGTCAGAATAGATATCCTGTTTGGTCCTAGCACTACGGTCTCTGTAGAGGGAGTTGCGTGCAGATTCTTGGGTATACCTGCATAAATAACTCCATGCTTACCACTCGACCTGTCCTCTCGATGGCTTTGCCAGATGGCGCCAAATGTGCTACCTCCAAAGTCTCCGTTTTCAGGAGAGGCAAAGAAAGCGTCTAAATCAGCAGGCGAATTGATAGCGTTTGCTGTAGTTACATCTCCTATAGAACCGCCAGTCATGGGCGTTAGATAGAGCGGGCTTTTCCTTAGAAATGTCCTTCTATCAAATATGGTAGGTGAAGCGCCTAAAGACGCATTGATATTACCAGCACCACTAGAGCAAGTGTATCTAAGAACTGCTAGAACTGTTGAGTTATGATTCAAATCTGTGTTGGCAGTTATACTTGGGTCCGATAAGAATCTGTTAGGTATCAAAGGTGTCCCAGCGGCAGCAGCAACTGGGGTGCCTATTTCATACATCAAATGAGCGGTGGGTGAACTTCTACCTACCAAATATACTACAACAAAAACTTCACCACTCGAACTCGGAACACTAGGTAAGTCTCCAGAAAAATTACCAGTTGTGCCTACCGTAAATGCTTGTGTGTTAGTAGGACCGCCTGCAAATTTATACATGATACCATCTAATACACAGTAACCACCGTTAACCGTAACTACCCCACCACTTGACGCAGTAATAAAACCGGGCGTTCCGGTGACTATGCTGTTTCTCAAAGAGTCCCCTGCGGCACCGTCTCCTAAACGCACTATACCGTTTCCATGTAGGCCCTCATACATGTTAGTTAGACTAGGACTAGTGAGACCATCACCATCTCTCAGACCCTGTGAATTGGCGCCATAGCCAGTTGCACTAGTATGGCCTGCTTTTGGATTGGTCATTGTGCCACCTCTATTACTGCTGCAAACCTTATCTCATTGTTGTTAGTCTTTTCTATAGAATTGTATGTATATCTACAAAAGTCAGTAGTATCTGTGGCATCCGTAGGATTTTTGTATCGTATAACCACTTCTCTCAAAGGTAAGGAGAAACTTACATCCAATGACAATTTTGCTTCTACAGATATAGTGTTGTCATCAATCACCTTAACATCAGGTGTAACCACTACTGCTGGCCTACCTATGCCTCCGTCGTCTTGCGTAGCAACGGTTCCGTCGAAACCAAACACTACTTCGTTTATTCTTGCTCTTAGCGTATCTATCAAAAATCTTGTTCCTTCGTTTAATACAGGCACTATCATCCTCTCCTTGTCTTAGAATATTTAGTTTGAACGACACCTATCTTGAGGTAATCGTTTCTGGACTCTGGCAAAGTATCAGGAAGTAAATACAGTTCTTGGTCATTATCGATTGAATGAACTATTCTTGAATTTAGCGCTACTGTAGTAGCCCCCATACCAGATGATGCTCTATGACCTATCTTATTACCAGATTTGTCATAAATTGCTTGATTAGTAGTTCCAAATGCACTCGTAGCACTTGTGCCGCTTACTGTAAGAGAAGTAATAGAACCAGTAGCAGGGTTATAACCAAGTTCTTCAATTATCACTTTACCCCCACTACCGCCACCACCAGTTATTGTAAGTTCTTCTCCTACAACATAACCAGCACCAGCAGTATGTATTTTTGCATAGATAATGTTACCAGAAGAATTTACTGTAATGTTAACTCTTGCACTACTCCCAGAACCTCCAGAAGTTGTTGCGTTTACGGTGTTAGAATAACCTGAGCCAGCAGCAGATATTTTGAGTTTAGATACACCTGTGAAATCAATCAAAACACCTGTGCTTTGTAATGTTCGGCCCCCATGTATGGTATCTCTGTTGGGCTGACCAAGATTGAATCCTACTCCTCGATTAGAATCGACCCGCTCTGCTATTTCCCAACTAATCTTTATCTTCAAACCAAAAGATGTGCTGAACTCTTCAACACTGAACTGTCTGTTTCTATCAAAGTTATCATCTAAGGTATTACTGATATCTACTTCTTGGAATTTTTGTAAAACATCTTCCAATGTGCCATCAACTGAGTTGACATTTAGTTCTGTCTTACGATTTACTAAATCATAAGTGCCACCAAGCACTATTTTCCTTTCGCTATCAAATCTTGATTGATAATTTACCAAATCACCGGGTTGAACAGCAGTTCCTGCTAGAACTTCGGTATATTTCTTAGAGCCAATGGCCTTTTTAGCCATCCTCAACATATTTTTACCTACTTTTCTAGCACTAGCCTTAGTCATCGCTGTTGGAGCGTATATTCCACCCGGAACTTCGTTGACAGTGTCGACTTGAGTGCCAAAATCATCTACCTGAACTACATTTTTGTCATTATTAGCCCTAGATTTGCCTCTAACCACCACTCTGTTGGGCACAGCATCGTCATTAATTTCAGTTGTGCCACCAGATACTCTGTTTTCGTTAAAGTAATGCTCTCTTTCTACTCTAGTCTGTGGCACATAGAGCAAATTCCCAAACCTATCACTTCTAGGAGAGTAATAATCATGTTTAGACAGGTATCTGAGTGCAGTGATAGAATCTATGCCATAGAAATCCATCGCTAAAAATGTCCCACTAGGTGTGGTGGCTTTTATTCCGTTTATCGAACTGTTAGATGTGTTACCCACCTTTATTGCTAAGTCAGAAGTTCGTAGCCCTACTCCTATTTTCTGAGCAAAACGGATAGTTTTGTCAGTAAAACCGATATCATGTAACTTTCTACCCTTTAGGTTCTCTAATCCATACCTATTACCCTTGTTCGACGATTTAATTTCGGACAACACTAATGCTTGGTCATGGTTTTCACTTCCAACAGCCAGTGCGGGCAGAGTGCTAGTTGTAGTGACTTTATCACCATCAAAGAATAATGAGCCTTCATAAGTCATACTGTCTGTTGGATTGTGAAGCAAACGGATGGTATCTTCTTCTTCGATGAGTTTGTATCTGCGCTCAGGTGTAGGTATGAAGTCCGTCTTGGTAGGCTTGTTAGCCGCAAAGCCAGCCTTTACCTTGGTGTATTGAGCGTGACGAACAGCGTTGTCGACAAAGCGTGGCTTACGAATCTTCTTCATCACAGTGTCCTGAGCAGCGTCTGCTCGACCAGTTGAGAGATTTTTACCTAACGCCATGTTCACTCCCCCCTCAATATGCCGATTGCCTTGTTGTATCTTTGAGCAAGACTTTCATGCGGTTGCCTCTTTAAATTAGCATGTAAGTCAGCCAGTTTAACCTGCTTTGCTTCGGGGTGTTCGTTGACTCGTTGGATGAAATCAAAATATTGTTCTCCTTCACGACGAGTCAAGGCATCAATTGCTGAACCGACTTCTGGCCCGAATCTTTCATGAATTTCATCTAAACCTATACCTGTATCTTCTACGACATCATGTAAGTAAGCAATTCGCTGTAAATGAGGGTCGGTGAATCCACTCGCTACATCTTCTACATGGGTCATATAAGGCTGTTCGCCATACATTTGGTCACCATGTGCCTGTGTAGCAAATTCACGAGCCTCTTGAGGCATCTTGAGTAATCGCCAAGCCTTATCCATTGGTGTCATACGCTTCACTCCCCACTATGGTCTCCGGTATTATAAGATGCATCCCCTTTGCTACCCTTTGGATGTAGCGTCTGGCTATGTCTTGGCTGAACACTGTAATCACCCTCATCGTCATCTATAGAACGACGACTTGCGTCGGCTCGGAAGTGCTCAAGAGTATTTTCTGACATGACCATTCTGGCCACTGGGCTGGTAATATCTGACTTGTCATAACCTGTGACATCAACACCGGGTATCTTCGGCCCTTGACTGTCTGGAACAGTGATGCTACTAGTCGGGTCTACAGTGTATACAGGTGCGTAAGGTGGGCTACTTGGTGTGCCTGTGCGAGCACCGGGCGCATCACTAGTAAACATACCATACTTACCACCAGCAGTCGCTCTGTAGAAGTTTGAGTTTTCTTGAGGACTACTACCCTTCAATGCTACATAAGACCTGAACATTTGACTGTGCTTGAAATCAAGTCCAAATGCAGGTCTATATAAGAACTGTATGTTACTATCAAAGTGATTTAAGTTTTCCTTCGTCGGGTGCTGATGGTTGCTATCTTGATAAGGGTTAGATGATGATGTAACTCCATCTTTACCCCAACCAGTGACATCGAGATTGCCAGCGTGTTTATTCCAATCAATTACATAAGTTCCACCAAGGGGCCACATAGCATGAGCGTCAGAATGCCTAACCACACCTGTAACCGGCCCAGCACTCCAGTTTAGCGCAGTCATATCTAAATCCTTGAGAGTTCTACTTCCAAAGTCATGTGCTCCTCTAATATTGGTTCTTTGGCCAACTTCTCTGTCTGTGTGTAGACTGTGAGCCTCCGTTGACATGACGATGTATTCTCTACTTACACCATCGTTTAGTTCGGCGATAGTATCTACATCCAGTCCTAATCTAACATCATCCCTCGAAACAGGTTCGGCACCTCTAATATCTGCGTTGATAGTTTCTGTGGCTTCACCAACATTTGCACTTGGCTTGAGCAAACCATCATCGGAGTCTAAATCTACTCTATCGCTAATACCCCTTTCGATTTCACCTGACTGTAATGTTTCATTGCTTGGTCTAACTAAGCCTTGTCCATAAATAGGTTCGGCTGTATTACTTGACAATACTAAACCTGTAGCATCGTGATTTTCGCTAACGGCCATGAGCAAACTTTCGTTGAACACAGTAGGCCATCTGCATCCTCTACCATCTCCCCGGTCACCTACTCTCAACACGCTTGCCGGATTGAACCAATCGACCACACCCATGTTAGTAGCGTCGTTGTTTACTGTATTTGCATTACCGCTTTGTCTATCGCTACCGTCGCCTCCAAACAGATTAGTAGCAGAAGGTCTGTGCGTTACATTCGTGTCTGCATATGCGTCTTCTGGGTCCCAAGATGGTCGAAGCCCGAATCCTCTTACAGGGAAACGCCTGACATCTTCGCCACGGGTGTTACCCCACCAATCAACCATGTAATGCCTATGCGCTCTGGCTAACTCGGCTACACCTTGACCAACTTCGTCGTTGGGAAAGAAACGAGTCACGGTGGATGCATTTCTTATTGTCCTAACAGGGCAACCAAACGACCCTGTCATTCTCCTACCATCACTATACCTAACTTGTCGACCAATTTGGTCTTGGCCAAGTAAACTAGAAACCTGAGTTAAACGCTCAAGTATACCTACATTAATGGCAGTTAGCGCTTTGTCATCTAGGCCGTTAGCCCCATTATATCTCCAAGTTCCGTCATCTTGTTGTATAAACGGGCCATTGTAGTAACCTAACATTGCTTGGCTGCTAGATACTTCTAGCCAGCCACGAATGTAAGGAGACCACCTTGGTCGGTTATACAGTTGCCTGACCGCCATCCTGTAACCGAAACATCTGTTTCTGTCGTTAGGTAAAGAGAGAGTCGCAACTCCAGTTGAGTCTTGATATGTTTCGCAATCCATGCCGAATGTATCACTGCCCCATCCCATAACAGAGTGACCATAAGAATCTAACCGACTGACACCTCCTCCTCCACGAGAGCCGCCCGGCCAGAACCCAAAGAAGTTATATTTATCCGAGCCTACAGTTCCTCCTTGATGATTTAGCGTTCCAGAGCCGTCAGCAAGTGCGTCTATTTGTGCGGCAGTTTTGACTACTCCATCATGTGACAGCGCAGTCCCGGCGTTGTTGTCATGGTCACGAGGAGGCACAACTGTCTGTATACCAAAAGCAAATGGTCCCTTACTAGCCACATAGTTGAAATCGTGATAATGTATGGTTTCAAAATGCTCTGGAACATGATTGTAGGCTTTTTGGTCAACAGGAGTATCAGCAGTAGCAGCCTTTGTGTATATACTCCTAGAAGCATCGTCGCTATACCAAGTAAACGGCCTACCTAAATTAGGATGCCACATGCACAAGAAAGCATCTGCTGGATGCAATGAATTAGTATCTCTACTTCCATTAGCAAACTGCGGTAAATTTCTAGTCAAAGCGCTAGTATCAGAATCAAGATAAAGTTCTGATGAACTACCGTTGTCATAAGGTCGAGTCAGTCTTAGCACTGTCCCTGCTGCAATGTTAGACCAAAAAGACGCATCTGCTGTAACATTGTCAAAACCGTGTGTTCTGCTGTGGGACCCGGTTCCCCCAAATGTCCCAAGTATATTTTCATACTTAGCAGTATATCTAACTCCGTTTTTTGTATATTCTAACCTTTCATTATAATAAGGGAACGCCGGGAACAAATCAGAACTATCCTTGACATCTATAAGACCACCCGAACTGGTTCCACCGGAACTGCTTGCTGTCTTCACCACGCATGTAGGAGATAGACTTCTGATTCTTTTGTGAACTTCGTAAATATCTAAGAAAGATGTTGGATACCCTGCAAGAGTTATTTGAGCACCTACAGCGCCGTAGTTTGCTCTACACAGTTCATAATAATTGTCTGGTTTATACCATTCAAGATGTCTAAATTTATCAGCACCTGTTGCTAAAGCGCCATCTTTGTGAAGCACACTCCACCAAGGTATTGTTAAAGTTCTACCCGGAGTGGAACTTAAAAACATACCCGGCCTGTAGGGTAAACTTCTACGAGTAAAAGCAGGACTAATAGACTCCTGAACACCAAGCGGATTGTAAAGAGCAAGAGGTGGTAAACTAGCAAATTGACTACCGGGGTCGGGGTCAATATCCAGAATGACTTCATTTAGTATTACCTCACAACCTCTGACATCAGCCATCATAGCCTCTGCAAGTATAAGGGCATACGCCCCCCTACTACTGACATTTCTTTCTATAGCAACTACGGTGTTCACTTGCTGACCCGTAAGTTCAGTAACCAGTGAACCAGATTCACTTGGTGCTTTATTTTCAACACTATGATTGCGATGAAAACCTTGTAATTGCTGTTTGAACACATTCGGCTGAATAATAATTTGATATGACCCTACTTCTAATGGGTCTGGGAAGTGATTGTTCATAGTGTATGTAGCCGCTGCTTCGAGGACAAGCGTGTGTCCCCCCGCTGCATTTACATCACCAGCGTTTGAACCTACACTGGCTGCTATTCCATAACCTTCGTATTTCAGTTTGGTCTCAGTCAACAATGTGAATGCACCACCATGTATGTCACTAGGCCCGTAAGCAGCACTTGCAGCAGAAAACCAAACAGTTGGGTCTCTGCCAAATCCTGTTGTAGTCACAGTGTTAGTATCAAGACTCAGCCTGCTTGCTTCATTTGTTCCAATGAGCGAGCCTTCAAACAAAGAATGGTTAGAACTTTTACAGGCATGGTGTAAATCATACATTCTTTGATATGCAGGATGTGCATAATGTCCGGGCATCAAGGCCATGGTGGGTGTAACATAATGGTGCCCCATTCTCGGTATAGGCATGGGTGTCATAACTGGAGCAGTAATATGCTGACTTGGAACAGAGTTAGCAGCAAAAGCCCCTGTATTTGCAGGTAATGAATTATACATACTAAACCAATCTATTTTTTTCATATCTGGACTTGCACCGCTATATTCACTATGGTCACGCAAACGCTTAGATGCAAACATTCTGGTTGTCCCAGCAGGTATGTAATACGAAGGAACTATCAATAAATTATTAGTCAAAATGTTGTGGTTGTCTGTGATAAACTGCTCAAAATCTGGACTGAATATAACTTTATTAGATGAAGTGCCAAAGCCTTTCTTCGCCGCTAAGTGAGTATAAGAGGCAATTACTCCTTTATCAGTTTCAGGATTGTAGACTCTCAAGAAATATCTGCCACCGCTTAATTGCGTAGTATCTAACCAAATGCTAGAATCCGCATTAACATTAGTGTGTATAACTCCATCTTCTATTGAATAGCCCATAAAAGTTAATTCTTGCAAGTCATGTCGATGTGTCATAGTAGTTCCCATTCTAGTGACATGGAAATATAAGGACCTATCATGCGGCTCGAAAGCAGATTTAAGCGGATTGCTATCAGTATGTTCAGTCCACTTGCCTAATTCTGAATCGGGGAAGTTAGAGTCTTGAGACAAATGTTCCCATCCGTTGTTTTCCCATGTTGGCCAAGTTCTCGGACTAGCATACTCATGCTCAAACATTTCTCTAATATGAGTGATGTTTTGGGCAGGATGTTGTAAACCACCTGAGCCGATGGTTTCGTTTTGATATCCCTGTATTCTATCAAAGCCTGACCTAATTACTATGTTGCCGGGCACTTCATCTGGCTCTGGTAATCTTATTCTTAAGTTAGGGCTAACGCCAGCACCTGCCAAAGCAGGAGCCAAACCTTCTATTTCTCTGTCACTGATATGTCTAAAATCCATAATTACTGTGCCAAATGGCGAGCCGCCCTCGATTCTATGTTCTTGTCCGGTGTCATCTATAACATTGAGGCTAGCAAATTGCTTATGCTCGTTGGGTATCATCAAAGCATTCCTTACCTCTATTGGATGTTGTTCTGCTAGTTGAGGATGTCCTAATTCTTGCGCTTGTATAATAGGGAACATTGCAGCATTAGTAGTTTCAAAACTAAATCTGACATTACCTAACACCTTTTCACCTACTACCTTATACGCACCTAAAGAGTCTTTACGCTTTACCCAAGGTATCATGCCTAATCCACGAGCGTTCAGTGCTGGCATAGTTAAACTACCGCCATCCATTCGCTTCCAAACCACATGTTCTGGTAAAAAGTTTCTAGCGGCACTTCTTTTGTTATAAAATCCAAACAATCCGGTATTGCCTTGGTTAGCGCTAAATGATAGGTAATGCGTTTTTCCAGTTATACCTATACATTCTGTCGCATAGTCAGATTGATTTTCGTGTATACTGTTACTAACGACTGTGCTTTCATCCCAGAACAAGTCACCCGTTGGATATCTACAGGCATTGGCTCTAACCATATCGCCGCTTTGTATGGTGCGATGCCATTGGGCATCTGACGGTAAAGCATTTCCATTAGGGTAATCGCTTTCATTACCAACAGGCACGAATTGGTCTTTGTGAATTTGAACTTCTACATGGGGGCCAGCAGTAGCAGGTCCGACATAACGGTCTTTGTTATGAACAAGACCAGTAGAAAATGCTATAGTGCCTGCTTTGGTTATGCTAGATTCTTGGCTGGCTAACAACATGTCACCAGTGCAAGTTACTCCGTCAATATCGGCCTTTGCTATCAAAGGTAATTCACTTTCGTGACTTACAACTACTAAGTGTCTACTCGACAAACCAATGACACATGTGTCACCTGTAAAAGTCGTTGACGCAGATTCTGAGTTAGTAACCACAGGAGCAGAGTCTGCTAAACATGTTTCAGCAGCCCCATAAGGATTGAACCCTAAAAACGGATGCCATGCGCCCAAACCAGCAGCATAAGTATTACTACCCAAGTCTAAAGAATTTAGATAGGAGTATCTCTCACCATGCCAACCTATCGCTCCTACTGGTCTAGTTCTATCTACAGCATCTATAAATCCACTATAATGCACTTGGCACATATGGTCTCTGGATGTGTTACCTGAATCATTGTTATGCCTGTGTGTTCCTGCCTTAGTCCAAATGTAAACTTCGTAAGTGGTGGCATCGCTAAAATTAAACTCACTACTATCGTGAGGGTTGATTAAATTAGTAGAGCCGCCATCAGGACTTTTACCCAATGTCAATGTAAGGTTCGGTGCAGAGTAAGATGTAGATACATACGGCGCATAATGAGCATTTGTTCCGTCACTTATTCTCACCCATCCATATTCTGGTAGATTAGTTAGACTGCCGTTAATCACTAAACTAGCAGCAGTTCCGCTGTTTTCTGCGGTATAACTCACTATGGCCGATTTTACCCAACCATATCTGTCTTGCTTGTGAGCGTTTTGCATTGATGGCATGAATGTTCCGCCCATGGCTTTCAATGGGTCTTGTCCGGGGAATGTGTTTATTGAAGCGCTAATTATTGTCGCCAACTCTTCTGCGTTTTGCACCCTAGTTCCATCAATGATTACAACATTGTCATGAACCTCTTGATTAGTCGGTGTGCCTCCGTAGTAACCTAAGTAAGCCTTTGCTAACAAACCACATGGCCTGAAAGCAGAAGTGTTATGTGTAGCATCGCTACCAGTATTTAATCTACCAGTTGTTGGATGTGCAGGATTTTTACTTACATGATTGTCTAAGAAATGTCCACCCGGATGATAACCACCATCCATATGCCAAATAGCAGCAGACGCTCTAGTTTGTAAAAAGTTAGAGCCGCCAATGGTGTTAGCAGCACCTCCGGCAATTGCTACAGGTATGTGATTGAACGGATGATAATGCTTAGGCAGGCTGGCTGTTGTAGCCACGCTACCTTCATAATAAAATGCTTTATCAAAAGTTTGATTGTAGTTTTTAGTAGCACTAGCGTCTTCTGACGGGAATCCTTTGGTAGGTTGCCAATTCATAACATAATTGAATCCCTCTTCATTGTTTTTCTGGAAAAAGGTAGACATAGGCAAGTGAGCCTCGGCACTACCTCTGTTGAAACCACTATGTTCAGTTTGGTCACCGTTGGCTAATTGATTAGGTAGAAATGTATCTTTAGTCGCATCGCCGTCGAAATGAATAGGGACTGCACTGTAGCCATTACCCAGTGTAACTATGCGAGAACCTTGTGGTTCGTGTGCTGCTGTGTTGTGTGGGAAAGCCTGACCGGGACCAAATATCATGTATGTAGTATGATGAGCATTGCTTCCCGTCGGACTATATCTAGCATGCGGTTGGGCAAATCTTAACACTATTGGGCTAGGAATATTGACACTGACCGTATTAGTGCCATCTGTATAGTCTATCCCAGTAACTTTAGAGTTAGCATTTTTAGCCATATCAAAAGTAAGCATAGCATCTTGATTAAAGAATGGTGGATTGTTTTGACCTTTATGTTGGTCAAGGTAAGGCGTGCCGGGGAACATAGCCAGCATAGCGTTGGTATCTAGCAATGCGTAAGAGCCAGCCACTTCTCCTATATTCTGCATACCGGCACTACCTGTTGGACCAGAAGAGTATGGATGTGTGTAGAATTCGCTGTAGTCATTTTGTGTTCCGTCGTTGACATCTACGACAGCCCCACTGAATCCACCACCAAAGTATAACGGCACCCAGTGGTCAGGGCTGTCCCGACCTCCACGGAAGAATAGGAACGGACTAGATTGTTTACTACCTGCTCTTCTAATACCATCCGTTTTGATAGCGTCGTATGTGTTAGCGTAACCCTTGAACACTATGTCATTAGCAGATGGCGTAGACCAGTTAGAAGAACTGGCATTACCTACATAGATGACTCTGGTAACGCTAGATGAACCGGGTTCACTTCTTACTGTAGCGTATTTGTCAGAACTGTATCTAATCAAAAAAGGTTGGCCCCAACTATTAGCATTGTTGGATGCAAGTTTACCAAACAAAGCCCATGTTTGACCGCCTGCTACATCTATGTTGGTAGTTCCACTTGCAGCACTTATTAGCGCAGACGGTGAATCAACTCTAGGTATAACCCTGTCACCTGCTACATCAATGAAGTTTTCACCTCTTAAATTTCTTTGCCATGTAGTAGTGTCAACAATGTTATTCTGACTATCCACCAAAACAGGAGTGGCTGTGTTAGCATTAGCGCCTCTATATTTAGTGGTAATCTGTAGCAAGGTTTCAGGTATGTAACCGACATCTAATCGAGTGCCGCTATCTATTTCGCCTGTGCTAAGACCTCCTGTGTGTTTACTAGTTACTGTTGCATCGGTCGATGCTCCATCAAGTAATCCAAAGTCTTTAGTTCTCTTTGCCTCAAACAACTTACTCAAAGGTGTTTTTTTATCTGCTCTTAATTTTATTCTGATAGCAGTAGGACTAACACCCCATTCCCCTAATGTTTTCCCGTCAGGAGCAAACATGTGCGTGCAATCAAAACTCGTTGCGCCTATGTCATCCAATCCAGCATCTGGCATATTGATAGCATGTTCTACAGCAGCAGCAATTACCTCATCTGTCAACAAACAAGTAAAATTTATCCTTGGGCTCAATATTAGCCCCGGTCCACCATCTACGATTTCTGTAGTGTTAGTGACCCCGTAAAAGAAGTGCTTGTTAGATGCACCGCCCGACTTACCAAAATGAGAACGACTGGTGTAGAATGTAGTCATACCTTGGTCGCCGCTAGTTCCTGCATCATCACTTAGTTGTAACATACCTGATTCTGGGAAACCAAGATAACCTAGTATATCTGGGTGAGAAAAAGAGCCTCCGTTGTCATACGGGCTGGTTAAAACGACTTCTAATGTTGTTCCGTTAAGAGTCGCAGTTACATGTATACCTACATGTGGACTAGGGTAATTGTTCCACAAGTTACCTTTGTAAGGCTGCAAAGTGCCGCCAGTTAGTTCTCCACAAACTTCCCCTTGACCTACTACATGCTTTCCTATAGTAAATCCACCTTGCCCGACATCTCTATCATCAAAATGAATGATAACTTCTTCATCTAATGTAGGTGGTAAGTATGTATTGTCATTAGCAAATGATTGTCCGAACTGTCTATACACCATCCGTATGGTATGATTGTTACCTCGGTGGTCAACAAATCTAAATCCATAAAGTGGTGCTCTACCTATGTTTTCTTTCTTCATGTCTTCTTTAGGTATGTAGCCACCTGCATTGTTGACTGTCATACTAGACATAGCGGTATCTGCATTAGAAGCGTTCCCATACTTAGACTGAAAAATAAGTTGAGTTCCGTCGTTGTCGTAACCCCACCTGCTTACATCTGGTGCCCATCCGGGTATACCTGCCTGTGTCAATCCACCAAAGTTTATTCTAGCCTTTGCTCGACTGCCAACTCTCAATCCTTCGACTAAGGTTGAGGCAGGGCTTTTGGTTTCAAAGGACTCGTTGAGCAATGTGTTTGCGTTTCTACCACTAACCATCTCTACAT